CGTAAACGGTTGGTGTGGACGAGTCCTGCATAAACCGTGCATAGTTGACGAAGGCAAATGCGCTCATTAGCTAAGTCCTACCTTTTTTCTTGTTTTAACACTACCCTGCAGCGCCGAGAGTGTTAGTGATCTGCCGCGTTCGGCTGCCTGCGCCATTCCCTGCCGGTGCTGTTCTGCCGTTACATACTCAACGCTGTTGATAACGGTGGACTCATACCTAACATCAATCGGATCTGGATTAGACAGCATCATTTCAGACATGCGTTCTGTTTCGCGGGTGCTGTTGGTGATCATTGTGTTTCGCTGCGTGTTCAGCTGCTGACGGGTAGCCTCGGTGCTACGCATTGCAGAGCCTTGTTCCGTTAGCTGCTGACGGGTTTCGCTGTTAGATAGCACCATGCCGCTGGTGGACGGAACCATCAACTCCGGCCCACGTTCTCCGACGATGTAAGGCGTGTTTGCGCTGACTGGGCCGCCGCTAGCTCTGCCTAAAATATTTGTACCTGATCCAATAAAAGGCAAAGAGCCGCTAAACAGCCCCCCAAGGTTGTTTATTCCTGGCAATGACCCTGAGCCTACATCGCTCCCCCCACCAGAAAGATTGAAGCCGCTTGGTCCGCCACCGCCGCCAGGCAGCAACCCAGTAACAGCATTTAAAATCGCTATCGTCACCATCTTTGCAATAATCTGCCCCGCCATATCCAAGAAATAACTACCGACACTCTTGAAGAAATCAGCCAATGCTTCTTTTGCACTTTTAGATCCACTGATTGCATCCGTAAACGACTGTGAAAACGCACTTCCAATCGCGTTTGCTGCGCCAGTGATTTGGTTGATTGGATTAATTAAATCTTCGAGGTCTTTTTTCAAACTGCGGATGTTTTGACTTAAACCTTCAATCAACGTGGGATCTATTGTTTGGCGGAACAAGTCAGCTTGCTGTTCAGCGTTTGGATCCCTTGCGTCTATTCTTGACTGCCTGAATCTATCGATCCTTTCCTGCTTGCCGACCAGCCCAAGCTGATCGCGGAGGTTAAAAAGCTCGTCTTCGGAAGCCTTGGCAATTCTTTCTGCAGCTATAGCAGTTTCTTGCGTAAGAGCAAGTTTCCGGCCATTGGCTGAAATTAGAAGCTTCTCAAGCTCAAAATCTTGCTTCCTCTCTGCAATCCTCTCTTCTAAAAGCCTTTCCTGTGGATTTTCTATGCTTTTCGCAGCATTCCTAGCGTCTATGTATTGATTTCTTATTCGCAGCTCTTGATCCGCAAAATCAAGGTTTATTTCATTGTTTTTTATCGTATTTACCAGTTCTGCGTTGTTATCCTCTTGCGCTCGGACTAGGGCCAGTGAGTTGACAAGCTGAAATCTTTGAATTTCTAATAATGGGCTCGATCGGAGAATTGAATCGTATTTGTTCTGCAAGCTAATCAATCGCGAAAGCGTTTGATCCGCACTACCTTTGCCGCCGCCGCCGTCAGTACCAGTACCAGTACCAGTGCCAGAAGGATCGTCATATACGGTCAAGCCTCCATCAAGTGGGGTTCCATCTACTCGGCGCAAAGGTTTAGCCCTTGCTCCTCTCGGTCCACCGTAAACTATTCCTCCAACAGTAAATTCTTCCATCCGGCCTTTTTCGTCATACTTATAGCCTTGGTTTTCATACTTAATCCTGATCCTGTAGGTGCCATCCAACCTTTCAAGCTCGCTTCTTAGTTCTGCAACTTTTTTCTTCAAACTGTTTGCTTGACGGCCTGTGGCTTTTTGTTCTCCATTTATCCCCTTCAGCTTGGCCCTAGTTTTTGTTATTTCATCCCTGTATTCCTGCATTTTTTCTTTTATCGTTTCGGTGCTACCTTTGCCCTCGTCCAGCAGTTGATTTAATTCTTTCTGCCCTTGGTAATATTTAACTATGCCGACAGTTGCAGCTGCAGCCCCCGCAGCTAGAAGAACCCAAGGATTAAGAAGCGCGGCTGCAGACATCCCTTTCAACGCAATTCCTGCTGATGACGCGGCTGTCGCAATTTTTGCAAACAAAGCAGCAATGGAGCCTGCTTTTATTATTGCCACCTTGGCTGCAAGGCCACCTAAGGCTAAACCTGCAGCTACCGCAGCAGCGGCGAGTACGTCTAAATTTTTTGCAACTGACAAGAACAATTGACCAAGCCCTGGCAGAGTCGAAAGAAGCGCGGGTGTTATGTTTTCGATAAAATCAGCAAATGCTTGCTGGAACTCAGCACCAATCGGCTGAAGAGCTTTACCTACCTCAATCCGCATATTGTTATATGCAACCGTCAGTCTTGCACCAGCTGACTCGGAAGACCCAGCAATCTTTTCAGCCAATTCGCCGTATTCGCCACCTAGCTGAACCAAGAACTTCATCAGGTCATTCAAGCCCACCTCGCCCGCTTGCAAGGCTTTTGTCAGCTCTGGCCCGGTCCTGCCTGATGCTTCGGCAATCTTGTTAAATGTACCGGGTAATCTTTCTGCGATCTGGTTGATTTCTTCCGCAGAAACCTTGCCCTTTGAGAAAATTTGAACGAGTGCAGTTACGGCTCCTTCAACCTGTTCTGCTCCGCCGCCAGTTGCCGTAATAGCAGCAGTGATATTTTTAAACGCAAGCTCCGCATCAACAACACCGCCACCAGCGCCTTTTACGGCTGCGGTAAGTCGAGTGATCCCCTTAATGGCAGTTTCTTGTGGAACATTTAATTCTTTTGTGACATCAGCCGCTGCCTGCAGAGCCTGTTCGTAGCTATATGCGTCATCGGTGATGCCTTTGAGGGCAATCTTAAGTTTTGTTATGCCTGCCGCGTATTCAGCAAACCCACCAAGCTGCTGCCTGAGCTGGCCTACCTGAGCGCCAAGTGCAGCACCAGCAAAAGACCCGCCAACACCACCAACCGCACCACCAATTGCACCACCAAGGAATCCTTCAGGACCACCAAAGATTCCGCCTGAAATCGTTGCGCCAGCAACTTGGGCTGCTTTGCCGGGGGAGAATTTGCGGCGGCTCATGCGCTTACTAGCTTTTTCCGCCTGCCTGTCCAGGCTTTCAATCTGCTGGGTTAAACGCTTAAATGCAGACGTGGTCGTAGGCAGCTCGTTGCGCTTTCTCTCCAAAGCGGCTCTAAGGTTATTTATCCCAGAGATGCTTCCATTGTTTGCGGCTTTAGCCTTTCTGATTTCTGCGTTGTATGGCTTATAAGCAGTGGCAGCTTCTCTTAGCGCATTGGCTTGCTTTTTGATTGGCTCGCTCAGCCCTACAGCGGCATTTACACCAGTTGCCGCTGTAGGTAGTGCGGCTGCGTCTTCTTTCAAGCCGGGGATGTCGGCGGGGATTAGGCGTGCCCTTGTGACATTACCTGTTAAATCAAAGACTCCGCGAGCCATTCCACTTCTTTCTAGTCCAGTACCTGGAGCTGTGGTCTGGCCTGCAGCAGGTAACGCTAGTTGCGTTGAAGCTACCCCTGCTCTAACGGCTGCCCCCAGTTCAGCTCTTGCTGCCTCTTGCCGCCTAACGATCCCCCGGCGAAGATAGTTGCTGCCTACAGAAGTGTTCGCATAAACGCCTTGAGCAGTAGAAGCCTGCCTCGCCATGTCAGTGACATTGCGATAACTGCCCGCAATTCCGTCTAATTGTTTCTGTAAGTTATTGACTTGTCTTGCGTTTTCCGCATACTTAGACGAACCCTCGGCTGTCTCAGTATTCAGTTCGTTCATTTCGGCTTGGAGCTGACCAATAGCTTCGCGCAGATTTTTTTGATTCCTGACCGTATTGCCGCTGGCCAAATCTTTTACCAGAGCAGCGCCTAACCCCTGAGCAGTTGCTGTTGCCTCTCGCTGCACCTGTGCAATACGCAACGCAACTGCAACATATTGATCGCTTGACCTAACAGTATTTATCAACCGATCTTGCAGTTCAGTGAGCTTTTGAGAAAAAGCAGCAGTGGTAGCCGGTAGATCGCCTAACCGCTGGTCGAGTGCATCTATAGGGCCAAGCTCTGTGTTGCCTGTATAGATTTGAGCACCAGCTCTTACTGATCTTCTAGCCTCGCGAGCAGTCTCTTGAACACCTAGTTGCCTTCTTCTCGCTATTGCTGCAGTTAATTGATTTTCTTTCTTCGTAAGTTCTGAAGTAGCCCTACCTTTCTCACTAAGAGCTAAGACTTCACCTCTAACAATTTCCTCTCTTTCTTTTGCAGCTTGAGCTTGTTTTCCCGCTGCAGCTTCATATTTCGCCAAAACTCCTGTGACAGAAGCAGCCCTAGCCCTGTTTCGGCTTGCGTTTTGTTCTAGTGCAGCGTCAAGTGAGTTGACTTTTTTTGTCAGCTCATCGATCTCTTTTGAAAGCCCAAAGAATGCTTGAGAGTCCTGAGACGCTTGGTTCCTTAACTGCTTAAGGCCGTCAATCGCTTTTTTTATTTGCGCCGAACTAGAAGAAGCAGCAGACCCAATTTCCAGTAACGCGGATCTTTGCTCTTCTATCTGCCTGCTAGACCCCTTAAGGGTTAGTCCTAGATCTATAATACTTGCACCAAGCTCGCGATAAACCTTGCCGCCCATAGCGGCCTGTTCGCGCAAGCCTTCAAACGCTTTGATCTGACCTTTTATTGTCGCTTCACTATTACCAACTTCTTTTGCAAACTTA